GATAAAATCGGTGGTGAACAAGAATTATCTTTAGCATCAAATTTACTTGATGATTTTGAAACAAAATTAAAATCACATGATTGGTATTATATGATGTCTGATGATAACAGAACATACACAAAAGGTTCAGATGAAGAATCAGGATTAAAGAAAGTAGCTAAACAATTAGCTGATATGGGATATGGTAAAGATGCTGCTGATCTTTATAATCAATATAATGTATTTGATAAAATTTCATTTGAAAACTTTATTGCACCTCGTCAACCATTTATTCCAATGTACAAAAGAAAACAAATGGGCTTAGATGAAAAGAAAGCAGATAAAGACTATGACAAAGATGGTAAAATAGAATCATCTGAAGAAGAGTATAAAGGTGCAAGATCTAAAGCTATTGAAAAAGCAATGCAAAAAGAAGATATTGATTTAGGTCATAAAGATAATGAACCACATATGATTAAAGGCGAATTATACCAAATTGGTAAATATGCTATGAAATTATATGCTATTCTAGAAGAATTAGAAGAAACAGGACAAGAAATTGATTTTCCAGCTTGGTGGCAATCAAAAATTACTACAGCTAAAAACATGATGTCAGGTGCTAAACATTATCTTGATTTTGAATTAAAAGAACCTCAAATTGATGCTGCAGTAGATGCTTTAACAGGTGAAGAACCCCATATGGGTGAACCTGAAGCTCCAATGATGGAAGGTGAAGTAGGAGAAGTAGATAAATTAGCTGCTAAAATTGCTAAAGCACTTAAAGATAAAGCTAATCAATCTGCTGAAGATCAAAATAACATCAAACAAGCTAGAAAAGCTATGAATGATGATAAAATTGATGTAGCTAAAAAACTCATTAAACCTTACAATTAATGACTAAAGACGAATTAAAGGAAAAAATCAAAGTACTTGTTAAACAAGTATACAAACCTGATACACTTCAGGCACAGGATACAATATCCTTAGATGCTCCTAAATTCCCTGTATTAGAAAAATTCCCTGAATTAAAAGAAATTATTGTTAATTTATTAACTAACCAATACGAAATATTTATAACGGATATACAATGGGTTGCTCCAAAACCAACAACTTTTAGAATTGTGCTTGGAAATGGTGAAACTTTTATGTTAACTTACTCTCCAAGAAGTTGGGTTGCACATGTAGAAGGTAAAAAATATTATTTATTAAACCTAAGCGAAGAAGAATCAGCAACCCAAGCCATTGCTAGAATATTAGCTTATGGTCAATCAACAGAAAAACCAGCTGAAGGTGAAACATCAACTGAAACATCAACTGAAACCCCAGCAGCAGAAGAAACACCAGCTCCTGAAGAAGCATCTTAATTATGGATTCATTAGATTTATTTTTTAAAAGATACAGTTATAAATTTCCTAAAGGATATCCTGACATGAATAATGAGCAGGATAGAATATTATTAATAAATTTATTAGAACAAATAGGACTTCCTACTTACAATACAATTATAGTGAAAGAATCAGCCCAAGACATTAAAAATGTTCTTATTGATGCCGGTTATAATCCTGAAGATATTATGATTAAGAGCAGTAAACAAATACGTTTATTAACAAAAGGTAATGAACGTAAATCTACTATGGATAAACTTATTCAAGATTTAGGTTATACTTATAACCCTAATTTTAAAGGTTCTTCTTTAGGGGCCATCATAGCAGATGACGGAACCGCTATTATTGTTAAACCAAAAGAAAAACAAGGTACTGGTTCTGCTGGTTTAGATAATGAACAAATGTTGGTTGATTCTATTAATCAATATACCGAAGAAGGCCCTATTGAAGTAATATTTAAAGGAGATAATAAAACTATTTCTTTTGATAAAGTAACTAAAGCAAAATCAGTAGGAACAGATACAGCAGGAGGTAAAAAATCGGATGTAGCTTTATATTCTGGTGATAAAATAGTTGGTAATCTTTCTCTTAAAAAGGCAAATGCCTCTATGTGGGAAAGTGCTGATAAAAGATATAAAAAATTAGTTAACAAACTTTCTGAAAAATTAATAGATAATCCCTTCCCTACTATTGGATTAAAAGAAACAGATAAAAAAGATATATATCGTTTATATAATCCTAAAACAGGAACAGATTTAAGTGGAATCATTATTACTGGTCTTCCTAATAATGAAAATGAATCAATTGTTTTTGGAACCGATGATCCTAAAGTTAAAGTAATAAAACATACTTTTCAACCTAGTGATTTTTCTTTTAACAATGATGTTCTAACAATTAATTCAGGTATTATATTTACTGATTTATCAGATATTGAAGGTACAGAATATGAACCTATTTTGGTTTTAAGACATGATGTTACTCGTACAGCAAGTAAAGGTTTAAGACCAATTGTTTATAATAAAAGCCATGGATACAGAGATGGTGAAATAAAAGGATCTCAAGCCGAGTTAACTTATAGTCAAGCTATTTCTTAATATTTATAATTATGAATTTAAAACAATTAGTTAGGGAAGTATTAGAAGGTAAGGATTGTTGCACAGCAACAAAACCGACTAAAGCGCCTATATTGAATGAAAATTTAGCTCCGCGTGGGATATTGTCTGAGGGTTTACAATACCATATAGACAACAAGAAACCGCTTACCGAACATGTTTATCGTGCTGGTTCAACAGCATATTTTCATTTGTGGGCTGAAGCCAGAGCATTATATACTCGTGGTATTTTAGATTTTTCAGGTGATGATTTAGCAATATTAACTGAAACACAATTAGGTGAATTTGGTATATTTGAAGGTAAAAAAGTTCCATTAGATTTTATAATGGAAGAAATAGAGGAGGAATTAGACGAAGCTAAAGCTAAACCTAAAAAGAAAAACCCACCAATTGGAAAACCAATGCGTGGTGGTTCTAAAAAGTTTTATGTTTACGTAAAAGCACCTGGTGGTAAAATTAAAAAAGTATCATTTGGTCAAGCAGGTATGTCTGCTAAAATTAACAATCCTGAAGCACGTAGAGCATTTGCTGCTAGACATGATTGTAAAAATAAAAAAGATAGAACTAAAGCATCTTATTGGTCTTGTCGTTTACCAAGATACGCTAAACTCTTAGGATTAAAATCAAACTTTTCAGGATTCTGGTAATGATTAAATTTTCAAATATATTAAACGAGGTAAAAAAAGTTAAAGAAACTTTTGAAGAATTTGCCAAAAAACGTGGTGAAGGTGCTGCTAAAATAGCTTCAAACGCTGAAGAAAAAGGTGGTTTAGCACTTTTAACTTGGCACCATTTTAAAGTTAAAGCTCCCTACTATAAAAAAGCAAATGAAGGTAAACTTGACTTAAAAGAAGCCGAAAAAGAATTTAAAGAAACCTATAAAAAAATTTCATTAGATATGACTCAAATTGAATTTCAAAGAGAGGTTGGTCGTTTAGAGGTTTTAGGTGAATTATTGATTAGAAATAAAAAATAATATGTTAAATGAAAACATTCCTTATTTTAAATGTTTAATAAGGCGTTCTCATTATACCCATAATCCTAAAGATAGCAATGTTTTTGACAATGCTTATGCTTTTGGTATCCAATCTATTACGGGTAAAATATTAACATTCCATATCATGACAGATTTTGGGATGGTAAGAAGTAGAGTCCCTATTTCTGAACTTTTTATAAAAGAACCAACTAAAGATATTCCTTTTTATTATAAACAATTATGGGATTGTTTTAGTGAAAATGTAGCTGTTACAAAATATTCTTTTTTATTAGAAAAAAGGTGTCAAGTTGTTTTAAGAAATAAAACTAAAGTTTGGGCTACTTATCTTTTTACTGTAGATTGGCATAGTAATCCATATTCTGATGAACCTACTGATTATAAAGCAGGTCATATTTTAGTAGCAGATGATGGTTATTTATTGTGTATGCCTAATAATAGAATTTATTGGAGAGATTCAAACTGGGTTACCTCTGAATTTCCATTAAATGTTAAAGATATAAAAGTAGACAAATCATTACCATCAGTAGAATCAGTAGCAGATAAATGGATAACCGAAGATACAGATTCATATTATTATGATATAAATGAAACCTTATAAAGACATAGAAGTTACTGACAAATATATTATTCGTGAATTTAATGAAAATATAGACCCTATAGAACTTATGTGGCATAGGGATGATGAAAACAGAACTGTTGAAATTATTGGAAATACAGATTGGAAATTACAACTTGAAAACCAATTACCAACTTCTATAAATCAACCCATATTTATACCAAAACACGAATGGCATCGTGTAATTAAAGGAACAGGAACATTAAAATTGAAGATACATAAATCATGATATTAACTGAAGAAACATTACGTTTACAAAAACTTGCTGGTATTATTAGCGAAAGCCAATACAAAGAAAAACTATCAGAAATTGATATTGATTTAGATAATAAAGAACAAACAGTGGTTGATGATATAAAAGACGAAATGTCAAATATATTAAAAACTGTAGATACTGAATTAGATAAAGCAGCAAAATCAACAAATGAAGGGTTAATTACTATAGCTAGTATTGCTATTGCTCTTCCTGCTATTATGGGATTAATAGCTAAATTTGGTAAAACAGCTGGTAATATTGTTAATAAAATATTAGGTCAAAAACCAAATGAAGAAGGAGCTTATCAACAATGGATGATTAAATTAGGACATATTGCTGATGAATTACATCATTTATATATGGCACCTCTTTTATCTGTTACTAAGAAATTTGTAAAAGATGAAGAAATGGCTAAAAAAATAGCTAATGGTATATTCCATGCTATTGTAGCCACTTTCTTAATTGCTTCAGGAGCAACAGCAATACAAGCATTACAATCTAAAAATTTATCATTAGCAACTTTAGAAAGTGCTTTAAGTGCAATTAAAGGAGGAGAATTAAAAGATTTTTTTACAGGGCTAACTAAATCGTAATTTTATAGACGGATTCATAGCCCGTCGTTTAAAAAAACAAAAAATTGACAGCTGTGGCGTCACCATAATTTGGAGACGTCACTTTTTTTATTTATATTAACGTGTTAAACATATGGCAAAGAAAATTGTAATCGTAGGAGCAGGTGTAGCAGGTGTTAATGCTGCAACTAAATTAGTTGACAATGGTTATCCTGGAGAAAACATCACCATTATTGATATGGGAAATGATCCTTACAATAGGAAACCTGAAGAAGTAATGACTGGATTTTTAGGTGCTGGTGGTTGGTCTGATGGTAAATTAACTTATCATACAGCAATTGGAGGCCAATTATCTAAATATACAGGTGAAGAAAAAGCAATGAGATTAATGGATGAAGTTATTAATAATTTTAAACGTTTTCATCCTAAACCTGAAGAAGTACAATGCTCAAATCCAGTAGCTGAACCTGATTTTATTAAACCATATTTTGGATTACGTTTATTTCCTGTATGGCACGTTGGTACTGATTATTTACATGAAATTGGTAAAAATTGGTATGATTATTTAGTATCTAAAGGTGTACAATTTGTTTGGAATGAAAGAGTATTTAAAGTTGATTTTGAATCTCATTTAGTATATCGTACTGTTAATGGAAAAGAAGGACAATATGCTTTAGAATATGACCAACTTATTTTTGGTGTAGGCAAATCAGGTATTGACTTTGCTCAACATATTCAAGATGAATACCAATTAGAAACTGAACCTAAATCAGTGCAAATTGGAGTTAGATTTGAAGCACCACAAAAACACTTTCAAAAACTAATTGATATTAGTTATGATTTTAAATTGTATCGTAAGTTTGAAGATAAAGGTGTTTCATTACGTTCATTCTGTACAAATAATAATGCTGCTTATGTTGCTGTAGAGGAAACTTATGGTAATCATAGTTACAATGGTCATGCTAAAAAAGATCCTAAATATCTAAATGGAATGACTAATTTTGGTATTTTGATGGAAATTAATGGTATTGAAAATCCATTTGAATGGTCTCGTAAAGTAGTAAATGAATTACAATTTGCTGGAACAGGTTTATATTATAGTCCATCTCGTAAACCATCATTAACATCTGAAGGTAATAGAGTTACTACTATTCAAATTGAAAAATTAGATATAGTAAGACATGGAATGGGTGAGTATTGGAATTATATAGAGGATTTTATTGAGGATATGAAAAAAGTATTTCCAACACTTAAAGATGATTGGGGTGTTTATGTTCCTGAGGTAAAATATTTGTCACCTGAACCACTAGTTTATCATAGTGATCTAGCACTAATTGACTATCCAGATGTTCACTTTGTAGGTGATGCTTTATCTGCTCGTGGTATTACAGTTTCAGGAGCACAGGGTATTTTATCAGTAACCAAATTAATTACTCCTATTGAAGATGAATGGGATAATCATGTTGGTGATATAATTCATTGGTAAAATTTGGAAAATTAAAAAAAGAATATTATATTACAGTTATGAACACTAAATTTAAATCAAGTAAAAAACTAACCAAAGCAGATGGTACTGTTGCTTATGTTTGGGAAGGTAAATTACATAATTGGGAAGGTCCTGCTTTAATTCCTGAGGGTGATAATCGTAAACGTGAATATTATATTCATGGTATTAAGTATACTGAAGAAAACTGGAAAGAAGCAAGACGTAATCGTGAAGGTTTACCTTGGTATAAAACAGCAATGGGTCAAGCAGGTCAAAATAGAAATTAATATGAAAATAGGATTATGTGGAACAATGAGTGTAGGTAAAACTACATTAGTAAATGCTTTAAAGGAATTACCTGAATTTGCAAATTATAATTTTGCAACTGAACGTTCTAAGTATTTACGTGATTTAGGTATTCCATTAAATACTGATTCAACATTAAAAGGTCAAATTATGTTTTTAGCAGAACGTACTGCTGAATTATTACATGAAAATATAATTACTGATAGAACTATTATTGATGTAATGGCATTTACTAAAGTAGCTAAATCTATTGATTATTATGATGCAGAAGCATTTTGTGATTTAGCAGCTAAATTAGTTCCAGAATATGATTATATATTTTATGTTTCTCCTGAAGGTGTTGAAATGGAAGATAATGGAGTTCGTGAAACAGATTTAAAATATAGAGAAATAATTGATAGTATTATTCAATTAACTATTGAAAGAAATAAATGGAAGATTAAAAATCTTCATGTGTTAAATGGAAGTACTGAAAATCGTATAAAACAAATGAAAGAAGCGTTTTCTTTGTAATATTTATAATCATGAAATCATCTGAATTAAAAAAATCAATTAAAGAATATATCGTAGAAATTTTATCTGAAGAGGAAGAAGATAGAGAACCTACTAAAGCTGAACTTGAAAAAGAAAAAGTAAAAGGTGCTCCTTCTAAATTTAAAGTACCTCAATCCGATTTTGAAGATTTTAAAACTAAACTTAAAACTTTAGTTAAAAAAATTAAAGATATGGAAAAAGGAGAAGAGCGTACTAAAAAAATGGCTGCTCTAAAACAATTTATTAAAAAACCAGAATTAGTTAAAGCGTTTAAAGAAAGAGACGTTCAAATTGATACTGGTGATTTAGTTGGATAATATGAAAAAAACATTATTAACAATAGTTGTAATAGGACTGGTAGGTTTAATTACTTACCAGTTATTTGTTTCTAAACAAAATTATTCTTCTGCTAAAGAAGAACAATATAAACATACAATTGATTCTCTTAATCTTGAAATTGAAAAAAAAGATACAAAAATAGCATCTTTAGATTCAACTCGAGGAATACTAGATTCTCTTTTAACTTCAGATAAAGCTAAATTAGCAGAACTTGCTAAAAAAGCTGAACAATATAGAAAAAAATATGATAAAGAACGTAATCGCATTAATGATATGTCTGATGATGATGTCATCAGCGAGTTCTCAAAAGCTTTCGAATGATTCAGTAATTGTTCCTATTAAAGCATTAAAAAATGCTCTTTTAGTAAAAGCAGATAGAGATAACTTAAAATTAGAATTAGGTTTAACTCGTGATTCTATCAAACATATGGATACTATTATCTTAAGACAAGATAGTATTATTAAAGTTTGTGACTCTACTCGTGTAATATTAGACAAAAAAATAGAAGATTATAAAGGGGTTGTTAAAGCTAAAGATGGTATTATTGAAGAAAAAGATAAAAAAATAAGTAATTTAAAAGGTAAATTAAAAGGAGTTATGGCAGCTTTTGTACTTAGTACTATAAGCTTAATTTTATCTTTGGCGTTATGAGTCAAGATTTAAAACAAATAATCAGAGAAGAATACTTAAAGTGTGCTCAAGATCCAGCCCACTTTATGAAAAAATACTGCCACATCCAACACCCCCAACGTGGTCGAGTAATATTCAATTTATATCCATTCCAAGAAAAAACATTACGTTTATTTAGAGACAATCCATACTCAATTGTATTAAAATCTCGTCAGTTAGGTATTT